GCACACAAAGATTGGACAGGATATTTATCTAGGATAAACATCTCTTATTAAGGCGAATAAATGAGTACGGGAAAAACTAACTTAACATCAACGCAATTTGCCGCCAAGAAACTTCTTGGTAAAGCACACACGTCCAACTTAAAAGGAGACGTTAACGAGGCAATCCCATCAAACGTATCAATGCCATCTGATGGTGTTTTTGCGGAGACCATTCCAAACAGTCCTAGTGACACTTTTCTTGTTGTACAGAGTGCATCTGCTGGAGGACCCGCCACTGTTGAGAGAGTATATCTAGATGTCGTATCTTTATCAGATACGATTTATGATGCAAATGTCTCTGGTGGTGGTGGAGACGAAGCATCAACAAGTGGTGCTCACGGTTACTATCTCAAGTTACCATCAGATTACCAGACAACCTCCAACAACCCACAAAAGGGTTCCGGTGCCTTTCTTAATGGCCAAAGAGTTTATGATACCAGAGGTGCGCTACAATTAGTGCCGCCTCTTATTTCAAATGCTAGTCCTAACAAATACTTTCTTAAACTGTACAAGGGCGACCCAACGAATGCAGCTAATGAAATCACCAGTGGTGATACAGTTGACTGGCAGGTTGATTATTACTCCGGAGTCATCTTTATACAGGACTATAACTCCTCTACAATACCAGTCACTGCCTCTGCTTACATTTATACGGGAAAGTATCTTAATGAAAAACTAACAGACATCTCATCCTCTGCTGGTGGGAGCCTAACTATTAAAGATGAAGGCTCAAACATAACAACTGCCGCAACAAGTATCGATTTTGTTGGCGCTGCTGTTGCCGCATCTAATAGTGGCAATAATGTAACCGTTACATTGTCCTCTGCTGTTTTCTCTAGAACTGCGGTGACATCGACAACAACGTCATCTGTTAACGACCGGATACTTGGTGTTTCTGCATCTGCTGCACTTGATATAAGACTTCCTGCTGCATCTGGGTTCTCTAGTGGTGCAAACTTCACAATTAAAGATGAGGCAGGTAATTCAAATAATTTTAACATAACAATTAGGACAGCCGGATCTGATACTATTGATGGACGAACGTCAATTATCTTGGAATCGCCCTATGCTGCTGTGAACATTTACACCAATGGTAGCAATAAATTCTTTGTTTATTGACAACTAAAATACTATTTATTGCGAGATGTAACCTGTCACTAGTTGGCATTTGCATCTTGTCATAATATTATATTAATGGAGGAAAAATATATGGCTTATAAATTTCAATTGGGAGCATTCGTTGCTTCCGGTTCGATCACTGCCGAGGATGGTCTCGATGCTGGTGATTCGAATATTACGAATGTCGGTGACATCGCACTAGATTCTATCTCTGCTGATGGCAATGACATGGAAATCAACATGACTGATAATAGAAGCACTGCTTTTGTTATTAAAGAGAGTTCAAATCTTTACATGAGAGCAAGCACTGCTGACGGTGCTGAGAAAGTAGAATTCCTTAAGGAAATTTCTGGTTCTGCTGCACTTAAAATTGCTGGAGACTTGACTATGGAACATGGTACTGCAACTATTGCTGAGATTGTTGTTGGTGCTGGTGGACTTGATCTTCAGAACCTTTCTGATACTGCTATTGCAGTTGGATCTGATTCTCTTGTTTTCAAAGATGCTGATGGATTTGCTAAGTCTGATACTATTGCTGACCTTGCTACTGCAATGGCTGGTAACGGACTTGCTGCTTCTTCTGGTGTTTTTGCTGTTGGAGTTGATGACAGTTCTATCGAATTGAATTCTGATGCTCTTCGTGTTAAGGCTCAGGGTATTACAAACGCAATGCTTGCTGATGATGCTGTTGGTGCTGATGAGTTGGCTTCAAATGCAGTTGTTAACGCTTCTGTTGTTGATGGCGCCCTTAAGGCTGACAAGCTTGACATCGACGGTTCTACCGATATCGGTGCTGATCTTGCTGATGCTGACTTGATGATTGTTGATGATGGTGCTGGTGGTACTAACCGCAAGTCTGCTTTGTCTCGTGTTAAGAAGTACATCTACTCTGCTATCAGTGGTGATGCTACTGCTTCAGATGCTGGTGCTTTGACTATTGCTAACGATGCTGTAGAGCAGGCAATGATTGCTGATGATGCTGTTGGTGCAGATCAACTTGCTTCAAATGCTGTTGTCAATGCTTCTGTTGCTTCAAATGCTGCTATCGCTGCTAGCAAGCTTGACTTTAATGTTGATCTTGGTGGTGATATCACTTTCGGTAACCAGTCTAATGATACCATCTCTACAACTGGTCACCTTACTGTTGGTGGAAACTTGACTGTAAACGGTTCTGTTACTTCTGTTAACTCAACCACAATCAACATTACCAGTTCTTTCACATTTGAAGGACCTGCTGATGATCACGAGACTGTACTTAGTTCTGGTACTCCAGGTGCTGATACTACTCTTACACTACCAACTTTGAGCGCTGGATCTTACTTCATTCCTGCTATTGCTGGTGCTGCTACTGATGCTTCTGCTGCTGTAACTGCTGCTGAATTTGCCCTCTTGGATGGTGGTTCATCAATTGGTACTACTGCTCTTGCATCTGGTGATGGTTTCTTGCATAATGATAATGGAACTATGAAGCATACTTCTATCAACAAAATTGGTGATTACTTGGCATCTGATGGATTGGTTGCAAATGGTAATGGTCAGTTGGAAGTTAGCCTTAATGGCCTTGGTGCTACTTTGACTGCTGTTGCTCAAGCAGACAGCCTTGCTGTCGTTGATGCTGACGGAAGTAATGTTACCAAGAAAATCACCTTCTCTAACTTCGAAGATACAATCTTCGGAAATGTTAGTGGTGATGCTACTATCGCTGCTGGTGGTGCTTTGACTATCGCTGCTGATGCTGTTGAAGGTTCAATGCTTAATGACAATGTTATTAGCGGACAAACCGAATTGGCTTCTGGTGCTGCTGTTGATGCTGATGAGATGTTAATCTCTGATGGTGGAACACTTAAGAAGATTGGGCTTGACAGCCTCAAAGTATACATGTCTGATGCAGCTGCTGTTGTTCAGAATGTTGCTGCTGCTGGTACTCTTGTTGTTGGAGTTAACTACTTCTCTGCAATGGGTGCTGATGGTGAAGATGCTGTAACTCTTCCTGCTTCTCCTTCTGTAGGACAATCAGTTAAAGTTAAGGCTCCAGCTGACTGCTCAACTGCGCGTTACATTACAATCAACCGTGCTGGTTCTCAACTAATTGATGGCGCTGCCTCAATTCGTCTTGAGTCACCATTTGCTGCTGTTGAATTAGTGTATGTTGCTAATGACATTTGGAGAGTATTCTAATCTTCGGATTGGGATTATTCCCTACAAGTTTTACTTGGGCGGACAACCTTCGGGTTGTCCGTTTTTCTTTTTACATTTCTATTTATTACGTAATCTACGGGAGGATAACCAGATGGGATACAATTATTCAAAAGGTGCTCAAGTAATTGGAGACCTTAAGGCAGCAGATGATGCTGAGAGAAATACACAAATAGATTTCGGCGAGGATCAAATTGATTTAGAAACAAGTGGCTCACTAAGGTTTCAGGTTAAAAATGCCGGGACAAGCACCTACTATGACCCAGCACAACTTGCGAATGATGCTGGTATGGGTGAAATTGTAAAGTTTGGATCTGGTACATTGACCGCTGGAAAATTATATTATCTTAACGGCAGTTCAGCATGGACAGAAGTAGATGCTGATGCTGTAGCATCCGGTGCAGATCAGTTGTTGGGAATTGCATTAGGGTCAGATCCTGCTGGGGCGGGTGTTTTAATTAGAGGAATGTTTGATGCTCACAGTTACCTATCAAACTTCTCTGCCGGAAAGGCTGTTTACATTAGTGCAACCGCTGGTGGTATGGACACCACAGCACCAAGTGGTGGAGGAGACTATGTAAGAATTGTTGGGTATTGTACAAACACATCTAATGTTATTTACTTTAATCCATCAAGTACCTGGATAGAATTGTAATGCCTGATTTTACAAAAATAATTGATATTAGTCTTGATAACTTAAGTAAGATACAAGGCATTAGTGCTGATAGCATTGAGAAGGTTGACGGCTTAACACCTGATAGTGGCGGTGGTGCTGGTATTGAGCAGTATGGTGCAATGGTGGTCATGCAAGGCGTGCAAAACCAATCATACCTAAACCAAGTTATCCAAAGCCCTCAGTCAGATAAAACATACGAGTATGAAGATGAAGGTGGTGGTATCTACAGAATTAGAGCGGACAAGTTTCCAAACGGTAACGATGATCAAATCTATGCGCTTCTAACCGCCCCTCTACCAAGTATTGCTAGCATATCAAATAACACAGACCTTGTCATTAGATTTGGAGTTGAAAGCAAAGGTGCCTATTATGGCTTTATGGCTCAGGACGATCTAGAGTCATTCCAATACGCTGATGTTGAAAGAAACTCGGTTCTGTGGCTAGATCAACGAAACGGAAGCAACGCTGGTCGTATTTATACGAAAAACAGAAGTCAGATTGGCACTAGTGTTAGTTTTCTTCACACCTCAGCTGTTAGGTTCTCAAAAGATGGCAGCGGGAACCTAACTGTTAAATGGCAGACATACAACACCACGCATAACTATTACACTGATCGTGTCACAGTTAGTAACAATTCTACTTTCAATTCTAATTTTGATCCAAACCAGCCTTTGAGATTCTATGTTTACACTCACAGAGTAGATGCTGTTTTGATGAGAAATTTAGTAACAGTAACAGAATAACCACTACAGCGAATAAACTTCCTTTTCTTATCGAGAACACTATTTAATAAAGAAATACGTATTCTCAGGAGACCCATTAATGTCTAACATGCTAGAACAGGCTATTGTCGATGCTGCTGCATTGAGAGAGGCCGCCCTCAAAAACGCCGAGCAGGCTATTATTGAAAAATATGCTCCACAAATCAAAGAGGCTGTAGAGTCCATGCTTGAGGGAGAACCAGTAGCGGAATCCCATTGCGGGTCTAAAAGCGGGTCTAAAAGAAAGCACGAAGAAAAAATCGTTGAGATTATCGAAGACCTCAATGAAGAAGGACAGTATCTCGTTCAAGCCGAAGGAGAGAAGCCTTATCTTGTGAATGAGATGGATCTTCAAGAATTAAATGAAGAAGACATTCTACAAGAAGAAGAAATGGGTATGGATGCGGGAGCAGCAGGTGGCGAGATTGAAGCGCCTTTCGCTGGAAACCCTTCTATGTCCGCTGATCAATCCGTTGAGTTCTCACTTGATGTCGAAGACCTAGGTGATGGGATGGTCAGCATTGATCTTGATGCTCTTGAAAAAGCAATGAATCTTATGGATGATGCCCCAGCAGAAGATGCACTTCCTCGTGATGATGTTGCTGCTGAACTTGGCTCAGATGAACTTGGTGACCTTGATAGCCTGTTGTCTGACATTGATGACACTGAAGGCACAGAAGAAACAGAAGACGACATGGATCTTCAATTACAAGAATTGCTTGATCTTCTTGGAGAGGATGAAGTACTAGAAGAAAAAATCACTGTTGATATGGGAGAAGCAAAGCCTGGATGGGTTGACACGAACGAAGCATCTCTTGAATACAAGCGAGCAAAACAAGAAGCACATGATGCTCACAGTGAAGAAAATGAATTAGAAGAAGAGGAAGATGACTCGGACACAGAAAACCCTGGTAGAGTCAACGATCTTCAAGAAACAATTTCCGTACTTGCTTCTCAAAATGAGAAGCTTGAAAACGTGATATACAAACTTCAAGAACAACTTGAAGAAACTTTGTTGTCAAATGCAAAGTTAATTTACAAAAACCGCACTTTAAGCGATGCCTCCTTGAATGAGCGACAAAAAGAAAAAATTGTCGAAGCCATTGCCGGAGCGGAGTCTCCAAAAGAAGCAAAGCAACTTCACGAGACACTCAAAGCAACAGTGGGATCAAACTCTAAAAAGCATGGTCCACAATCACTAAGCGAGTCAGTCAACCGAAGATCGAATCTTTCGGCTATGCTTAATTCGAGACAAAACTTAAGCGAGAATAAAAGCGCTGATCCATTTATGGAAAAGATGCAAAAACTCGCAGGCATTAAATAATAATTTATAAGGAGTAAAATAAAATGTCTATTGTATCAAAATTGACTGAAGGCATAGTAAACCGTGACATGAAGAAGGAAGGCGCTGCTCTTCTTTCTAAGTGGGAATCTACTGGATTACTTGAAGGCCTTCAAAGCGACCATGACAAGAACAACATGGCTCGTCTCTTGGAAAACCAAGCAAAAGAACTTCTTCGTGAAGCATCTACTATGGGCGGCGGCGCCGGTACTGGTGATGTTGAAGGTTTCGCTGCTGTTGCTTTCCCTATCGTTCGTCGTGTATTCGCCGGACTTATTGCTAACGATCTCGTTAGCGTTCAACCGATGAGCCTTCCTTCTGGACTCATCTTCTTTCTTGACTTCACTTTTCAAGAAAACAATGTCTCTCCTCGTATGGGTAACACCACCGGAGAGTCGATTTATGGTACCAATCAGGTAGCTAAAGGAATCCAAGGTGGTGTTGATCTTGTCAATGCTACAACTAAAGGTGGATTTAGTGGACCACTTCGTGATGGTGCTACTGGTTATGCATATGCCTCTCCAAGTGGATCATTAACAGATCTTGGTGGTAACGTTGGTGTTGCTACTGGAAACGCTAGTTACACTTCATTTACTCTTGATGGCGCTGTTTCTGATGCTAACTTGAAGAGAATCAAGTATGACCCAGATCTTTTATCAATTACTGATAGTAGTAGATCTGTTATCGTCTGTGATATCAAAAAAGCAAACATTACTTCAGCTGCTGGTGATCCAGACTTTGAAAACCTTTCTCCGTTTGTTTTGGCCAAAGCTAACCTTAATACTGGTGGTGCTGGTGGTGCTTTTGCTGATGCATTGGCTAACGTTACTGATGTTGTACAAATTCGTCGCTTGAGTAGCCTTGTGGCTGCTGCAGATGCAATGACAAGTGCTGAGTCTATTCGTATAGTTTACTCTGTTGCTGCTGCAAGTTATACCGCTGATCAAGCAGTTGGCGCAATTGATAACACTATCACAAACACTGATATGACTTTCCCAGTTAGAGATCAGTATGATGCTGCTGCTTCTGTTGGTGGTGTTGTTGGTGACTTGTTTGACCTTGAGAACAATGCTGACATCCCTGAGATCGACATCAAGGTAGACTCAATCGCAATCACAGCGCAAACCAAGAAGTTGAAGGCCAAGTGGACCCCAGAATTGGGACAAGACTTGAATGCTTACCACAACTTGGATGCTGAGGTTGAATTGACTTCTATCCTTTCTGAGCAAATTGCTCTTGAAATTGATCGTGAGATCCTTGCTGACCTTGTAAACGGTGCAAAAGCTGCTACTTACTACTGGTCTCGCTCTCCAGGTCTTTTCGTTAACCGTGAAACTGGTGCTGAACTTGGTGCTGCATCTGCTGCTCCTGACTTCACTGGTACTGTTAGCGAGTGGTATGAGACTCTCATTGAAACCATCAATGATGTATCTGCTCAGATCCACAGAAAGACCCTTCGTGGTGGTGCTAACTTCGTAGTTTGCTCTCCTGAAGTTGCTAACATTCTTGAATTCACTGCTGGATTCCGTGCGAATGTTACTGCTGATGCTGACAAAGGCGACATTGGTGCTGTTAACGTTGGTTCTTTGAGCCGTAAGTTTGACGTAATCGTTGACCCTTACTTCCCAAGACACGTTGTTCTTGTTGGGCGTAGAGGTAACTCATTCCTTGAGTCTGGTTATGTCTATGCACCTTACGTGCCACTGCAAACAACTCCTACCATCTTTGGGCCAGAGGACTTCGTTCCTCGTAAGGGTGTAATGACTCGTTACGCCAAGAAGATGGTTCGTCCAGACATGTACGGCCTTGTTGTCGTTCGTGGACTTCTTGGAGAAGAAGGCGCTTCCTAATCATTGATTAGTTAGTTCTTCTAGAACGGCCCCTGATCGCTTTTGCGATTGGGGGTTTTTCCTTTTATTGAGACTATTTAAGGTAACTTGAGATTTATTCTCCTTGGGGCGGGGCGGCTGCTCCTAGAAAGATCTATACCGAGGCCGCTGGTATAAATCATTGATTAAGAATCAAGTTATTGCAATAATAAATTTATATAAGGAGAAATTGTTATGGGAAGTAGAAGATTAGGAAGAAAAAGACTTTATAGTTTAGAAAAAAAGGGTCAAAAAATTGATCTGGAATCAGGGCCTGGAATTGCTAGCGCTATTTTGTACTCAACTCAAACTAGACAAGGTCATGAAATTATTACAGAGATTGCTGTTGATCTTGGTGTTGGCGGTATTATTGATTCTGGAACTGGTGGAAATGGTGCCCAAGCACCTGTAGGTAAAGATGGTGAATTGGCATTTGTTGCTGAATTAACTGAGGCTAATTTTGGAATTATTACTGAAGTTCGTGCAGTTATGACTGAAGTACCAACTGGTGGAACAGCTGATATCGATCTTGAATTTGGAAACGACACCGCTGGTAAATCTGCTTCTGGTGGTGCTGGAACTAAGGCTGCTGGTGCGACATCAATTATGACTGCGCTCACTGCAAAAGGTGAAGATACATCAACAGCATATGATGCTAATGATCTTTCTGGAAAGTTTTTGTATATCTGCCAAGGTGCTAATGCCACTTCTGCTGAATATACCGCTGGTAAAATTTTGATTTACATTCATGGATTTGTTGATCCTGTTGCTGGAACATTTTAATAAAGGAAGGTGATATATGTCAGGTAGAAGAAGAATGAGATCCAAACAGGGTCTTAAAGAAAAAACTAAACAAGTCAGAAAGAATAAAGAAATAATCGAAAAAAGCACTGCTAAAAAAGCACCCGCCAAAAAGGCGGAAGCCAAAAAAGCACCTGCTAAAACGAAAAAGCCGTCCAAAGGATCTGACTCCTCCGATTAAACTGTGTTGTGTGAATACGATGGCGCCTCTGCTGCATGTGATGTGGCAGGGGTTTTTCTTTTATCTTGAAACTATTTAGTGTTAGCGGAGGAATTCTATTAATGTCATTTCCAACTTTAAAACCAGCATCAACAACAAGTGCCATAATTTTACCAGCGACAGGTACCACAGATGACGTGGTTGCAACCTTAGCAATTAACTTTTATGGAGGAAGTGCAGCTTTTGTAACTGGAGCAGCTGCCCAAGTGGCATACACTTATAAAAGACTGGGTGGAGATGTTCTTGATATTGAACTTACAGCAGATAACGTCTATAATCACTACGAGGAAGCCGTTTTAGAGTACTCCTACATCCTTAACCTACATCAGGCTAGAAACGCTCTAGGTAGCGCTCTTGGCGGCGAGACAGGATCTTTTGATCACAAAGGGACCGTATCAGGAACTGACTCTGTTTCCCTTAAGTATCCTAAGTTTATTTTTGATTATGCATTTCGAGTTGCTGATAAGTTTTCAACAGAATCAATCGCTGGTGGAACATCGCCAATTTATTCTGCCTCTTTTGATATAGTCGTAGATCAACAGGATTATGATCTTCAAGCGATTGTAAAGACTGCTGCAGAGGGTGATGATCCAACACCATTTTCAAATATTGATACAACAAAAAGAATTAAAATACGCCAAGTATATTATGTTAGCCCACGACAAATGTGGAGATTCTATGGTTACTATGGTGGTCTTAACGTAACTGGAGACCTTCAGACTTATGGTCAATATGCAGATGATTCAACTTTCCAAGTAATCCCGGTTTGGCAAAATAAAATGCAAGCCATACAATACGAGGACCATCTCTACACCAGAACGTCTCATTATTCTTATGAGATTATTGATAACAAATTGAGACTTTTTCCAATACCAGACGGAGTAACTGAAAACAAGTTTTGGTTTAGATTCTCTGTTGAAGACAATAATGCATTTGCAACCGGCTCTTATGATACTGGTGTCGAGGGAATCAACAATATGAATACAATGCCAATGGAGAATATTCCTTTTAAAAATATTAACTCAATTGGACAACAGTGGATTCGTCGCTTTTCTCTTGCATTATCAAAAGAGACTCTTGGTCAAATCCGAGGTAAGTTTGGAAACTCCGTCCCAATCCCAGGTGACACTGTAACCCTTAATGCTAGCGAACTTCTAACGCAAGCAAAAGAAGAACAGAACGCTCTTCGTGAAGAACTTAACAAGCAGCTTGATGAGATGCTTTACGCTAAACTTGCCGAGACAGATAAAGGCATGATTGATAATACCAATGCTATGGTTGGCAACACCCCACTTAAAATTTTCGTAGGATAACATAATGAAGTTTAATGATAGCACTTGGAGAAAGTTTCTCCTAGAATCAAAAGAACAGGTCACTGAGGCCACAGAAGAAGAGATTGAGTACCTAGGAGACCTTCTTGAGATGCCTCCGTCTGCTTTGCCGTTTGATGATTTTTTCAATGGCAAGTATCGTATGGCCCAAACCTTTAGCGCCACAGAATCCACTGGTATTCTTGCTGACATAGAGAAATGGTTCGGTAGAGCCGGCTGGACTATCTATCTTGACGAATCAGGTAAAAAACCTGTTCTTAAGGGAACTAAAGTTGTTGAGAAGGAATTCACAGACAAAGAAGGTAATAAAAGACAGGTGACAAAGACAGTTGATCTAAAGTTATCAAAAATCGCCTCTCGCATAATCTCCTTTATTAACAACTATGAAAACTGGAAAGAAGGAGTGAATTTTGCCTGGAATCTTGCTCAAGAATACACTGACAAAATTGGAGAACTTCAAAGAGACGAAGATGGAGATTTGATAGGCTATGAGGAACTTAAGGCTGAATATCTTCCAAGAGTGCAAAAGGCCGGAAAAGTCTCTAGAAAACTTATTGATTCATTCAAGGAATTGCTTGGAAATGCAGCCTATCAAAATTGGGATAGTGATGCAGCGGAAGCCTATCGCCATTTAAAATTCTCAGGTGATGCAAAAGGCCACGGAAATTATTTTGAAACAGTCCTTGCACCACCTGCTAAAAAAGTTGCTGACTTTCTTTTGGATGGAAGCAAACTAGATGACTTAACCACAAACATTGACAATTACAAGTTGCAGAACTACATCATTTATTCTAGACACCCAATTGATGTCTATCGTATGTCTGACTTCCGTGGTCTTAATTCTTGTCACTCCCTACCTTCTCGTAAAGGAACACGGGGATTTGACGAATACAATGTGTGTGCTTTGGCTGAGGCTCACGGTAACGGTCTTATTTCTTATGTTGTGACTGATGCTAGCATGAGAGAGTGGCTTGGATTTGAAGAAGGTGAAAGACCAATAACACTTGAAGATATTAGGCAAGGACTTGATCTACATGAACTACCAGAAGCGGTAGAAGGAGAAATATTTGAAGACGATGAAAGAGACGTTGTAGGTATGGTTCCTGTGTCAAGAGTCAGAATTAAGCATGTGTCATACGATAGCAACGGTGATGATGAGGACCCAATCAGACTTCTTGTTCCCCAAGGAAACATTTATGGACAAAAAGTCCCTGGTCTTATAGATCACCTTTACAAAACAACAGTAGAAGCACAAAAAGAAAAGATTGAGGCCATTGCCGAGAAGGAACTTACAACCTCCGATAATGTTAACATGTATGCCTTTACTCGTTATGGTGGTTCATACCAAGACGGCGGCTATCGTGTTAAAGATGCTTTACCAAGAATGTTTAACATTGCATTTCCTGACGTTGAGATTAACTTCATCGGTTCAATAAACTATGACAATGACATGGAGAGAGAGTTAGCCGCTGAGGCAGGATTTATGAATGAAGCAGCGGTTGAAGAAATTATCCAACAGACAATTGATGGCCTCGGTATTTCATCCAACATCGATGTTAATTATGAAGTTGAACGATGGGATGACTCTTTTAGCATCAACATTAGTGCTACTGTTGAGTTTCGCTTTGAATTTCCAAGAGATACCGGCATGACTTACGCTGAAGCATCATCTGTTAATGATCTAATCGATAGCAAACTTGAAAACTTTGGTGAATTGCTGGGTCCGCAAGAAAGTCTAGTTGATAATGTTACAACAACATACATTGAAGACCCAACATTTTCAGGCTACAAAGTATTGGTAGACATCAACAGCGAGTACTTGGTAATGATGTCTGGGGAACCCTACTGGCAGTATGAAGAGATAGAGTATCAACTTGAGCAAGTTTTTAATGGTGATGGTTCTAACTATGGAGTTGGTCTTGGATTTGGTACCCTTGCAACACGAGGTGGTGCAATGCAACAGGTGGTTTATAGGGCACTTCAAGACGATGATCTCATGCCTGGTGGTAACGAATACAAGTTTGGCCAAATAGCCGAGAACGAATTCCAGGCCGGCTGGAACACACCACTTGTTAATGGCGACTTTGAAATTGATTTTGAACTTTACCATGACGATGAAACCGGTGAACCGATGTCTCCTGGTTACAGACTCAAGGGCATGACCGAGTATCAAAAAGACGAAGAGGAAGGTATCAAGATTGCTGCACTTCTTAATCTCGCCTATGTAAAGGGAGATGATTATGCAAAAGGTCTTGTCCGAGAAGTTGTGTATGATGCACTTGGAGGCGAGGTTGCACTGAGAATTCCAGTGGACAAAATGAGGATTTACTTTCAATTAGAAGACGAAGACGAAGATCAGTTTGTATACCAACTTGGCTGGTATGCTAATGAGTATGACTTTGAGAAGAAATCAGACATTGAAGATCACCTCAATGCAATAGCAGAGGATGCCTACTTTGAGGGAATCAATGACCATCTTGTAGATTACATTGATAACAACATTCCACTTAAAAACTTAGGTATTGCAGATGTTATCGCCCAGATGGACCAGGACCTCGGACAGACACCATCACAGGTTTCCCTTGAAGAACCACCACCTGAACAGGAAATAACCGAATCAAAGAAAAGAGTTAAACTAAGAATTTTAAGAGGGTAATAAATGTCCAACGAATGGGAACAACCGGCATCGCCACCACCTCCACTATTTCTTGGAGAAAAAGAAAAGAATCTTGTAAAGCAAATCAACGATGAAATTATCGAACGAGTTGTTGGTCAACAGGTTCTTTACTTCCCAATCGACATTGACCATACAAACTACCACCCAATCTATGGAGAAGCAATACAAAAAACGTTCCTTCATCCTGTGCGTGTCCATGCGCTTGTTGAGTACCAAGGAGTTGAAACCTCTGACATGAGTGGTATTGCAATTGACAAATCAACAAAGATTAAAGTGAACTTCCACAAGAGACGACTTACAGAAGACCAGAACCTATTTGTACGAGAAGGTGACTTTGTTAGATACGGTAGTATTTACTATGAGATCGTAAAACTCAACGAACCCAAGCTTTTGTTTGGGCAAGTAGAAGCACCACGCTTTGAGATACAAGCAGAGTGCATTAGAGCAAGGGACGGATTATTTAATGCCCAGTGAAAGCGTAGAAACATTTGAACCATCAAATCTGGAGACAATTGACTCTGCAATCTACTATTACCTAGATGAGGTACTTAACCTCTCATGCACGACAAATGATGGTTTTAAAAAGGTACCAATCGTATGGCACGGATCAGAAAGACCTTATCAAATTAAGAACAACAAAGAACTTAGAGACTCTGTTGGTAAGTTAAAGCTTCCACTCATGTCTGTTCATAGATCATCAGTATCTAGAGAGGACACGTTCAAGGGCGGCTTTCAGGCAACAATTGGAGAAGTTAACGATTATCGTGGCGGAACTGTTGCAACCACAAGAGTTATCAAGCAAGACAAGACAAGAAACTTTGCCAATGCTGATCGGTTAAGACAATCAGGTCGCGGAGACGAAACAGGTAGAGGGGACAACTCAAAGATAGTGTACGAAACTATTACCGTCCCAGTACCAACATACGTAACATGCATGTATGAAGTCAAGATAAAGACAGAATACCAACAGCAGATGAACGAGATACTACCTGGTTTTGTTTTTGATACCAAGAACAGTTTTCTTGCTGAGTATGACGGTCACCGTTACGAAGCGTTTATTCAAGACAACTACAATATCAACAATGTCACTGATCTGGGTAGCGAAGAAAGAGTGTTTGAAGCCACAATTAACCTCAAGGTACTTGGATATCTTGTGTCGGAGGGACCAAACAGAGATCGTCCAAAGATAACAAGAAGAGAGAACCAAGTCCAAGTTAGAATCACGAGAGAAAGAGTGATACTTGGGGACACAAGACCTTGGGCTAATGATGATGGAAAGTACAGGCCGTAAATGCGTTTCGTAGTTGAAGAAACTATTTACTTTGAATGTATTAATGCATAAGGAGAATTTTAATGCCTAGAAGATTTGATTTTATTTCACCTGGTGTTCAACTGAGAGAAGTTGATCAATCGCAAATAACCCCAACTCCCGAAGAAGACGGACTGCTTCTTATTGGTAGAGCACCGATGGGGCCTGCGATGCAGCCTGTTATTGTTAGAAACTTTGCAGATTTTAGAGAAACCTTTGGAGATCCTGTTTCTGGTAGAAATGCAAAAGCAGATCCTTGGAGAGAAGGAAATTATGCAACCCCGATGTATGCAATGTACGCTGCTCATGCTTATCTATCCGCTGATATTGGACCAGTTAAGTTTGTTAGACTTCTAGGTGAAAAATCACCTGAGGCTTCTACCGATGCTGGAGAAGCCGGTTGGAAGATTGCCGGTGGACCAAGTGCAACACCGGCTAATAACAAGTCCGCCTATGGACTGTTTATTTGCCCATCTGGTACAATGACCGATAACCACACAGGTTCTTTGGCTGCTGTGTTTTATATTGATGGAGATGCCACTGGTGTTCAGCTTTGTGGTATTCCAGTTGATCAAGTCACCGCTCCTGCAACTGCTGTGACTGCTTCTGGGCAGTTTGTGGAATCTATCTCTACGGCGGCAAAGGCTAGCACCTTTAGGGTTAGAGTTGGTTCTGAGAACTTTGTTGTAAACTTTGATCCAACAGATACCAACAACTACATCAGAAAGGCATTAAATACAAACCCACAAAAAATTAACAATAATGCAAACTTTGGCTTAACAGATGTTGATTATTTCTTGGGTGAGACTTTTGAACAATCAGTTGTTGAGCATGTAAATGATTTCAATAATACTCCTGGTCAGCAATACGGTATTATCCTTGCGCTTCAGTCTGGTTCAAATGTAGATCACAACTGGGGATACAACCGAGGTAATGCACAGGCTGCAAGAACTCCTTGGTTTATCGACCAGAAGCCTAATCAGCAACAATTGTTCAGATTTGCTGCTCTTAGTGAAGGTGAGGAAATTCAAAAGAAATATAGGATTGCAATTGAAGATCTTAATCTTGGAGATGCAGAAAATCTACCATCATTCACTGTTAGTGTTCTTAACAAAGCTAATCAGAGAGTAGAGACCTTCACTAACTGTACACTTAGTCCAGGTGATGCAAATTACGTTGCCAGAAAAATTGGAGATGAGAGACTTGAATGGGACTCTGTCGAGAAAAGATTTAACACTCTAGGTCTTTATGCCAATCGTTCAGATCTTATTAGAATCGAAATGTCAACACTTGTAGAGAATGGGCTTATTAACAATGCTCAGGCAATTCCTGTTGGATATGCCGGTCCATTAAGACCACTAGGATTTACATTAATCTCAGGTTCAACTAGTGTTGTTAAGCTTGGTACTCATGCTGATGCGGTAGGTGGAACCCCAGAACATCATAGTTTTGTAACTGGTGGTGTTAATATGCCAGGAGCAGCATTGATAGCCGCTCCAGCAGCTGATGCTAGTGATATTTTCTTTGCCGGATTGACTGCTCCAGCCTTATCTGCTTCGTTTAGATTCCCTGCTTTGCAAACAACTAATCAAGGCTTTGCAAGAACTCAGGGGTCAAACTATCCACGCGATGCTTACTTCGGTATCGATCACAGAAGAACCAGCACCGAGAGTGGACAAGATGATAGTTACTTTGATATTGTTAGAGAATTACCTGCTGGGTTTACTCAACAATTGGCTGAGGCTGCAAGTCCTGGGGATGCAATGGAATATTCTTTCACTTTCACTCTAGATGATATTAGAAAAGCTTCTGGTAGAAGATTGTTCTACTTTGAAGAAGGATCATATGCTGCTGGAAATTCTGTTGCCGGAACCGCTGGTAATACCATTTCAACTCTTTTGACTAGTTCAACTGATGGTGGTGTAAGACAATTTGTTGCTCCACTTCTTGGTGGGCGTGATGGTATTGACATCTTTGAAGCAGATCCGTTTGATAATACAAACATTGGATCTGATGAGACAACCTCTTACGAAAGAGCGACTCTTGAAAAGGCTCTCGATATTGTTTCTAATGAAGAATATGTAAGCTATGATCTTCTGTCTATCCCTGGTATCACTGATACTAACATTACTGA